TGTTTTTCTGCAATGTATTCTAGGGTTCTTTTCTGCATTACATTAGGATAGTTTTTATAATTAAACTCTATGAATAAGAAATATTTGTTTTGAGCTACTTTCGGCTCATAAGTTACTAATCCGATTTGTATGTTATTAGATAGTTGAGTTTTTAAACTATCGTTTAATAATATTGGTTTTTTGAATAGACTAATCAACTTGATACACCTTTCTATGTCTGCAATTATACCCGCCAAGATATATATTAGCTGGTGATTTTTGCCCGTTACGCCATCTTTTTGATTCTTCATCTGAAAACATTTCACCTACTTTTGTTTTACAGAAAGCCCTATTAATAGAATCCTTTTGACCAGCATATTTAAATTTATTTAAACCTACCGAGTTAGCTTTGAAAGTTGTAACCGCTCTATCATATCCCATTACAGCCGTAGTAGTTACCGTTTCAGTTTGTGCAATGGTTGCTTTCATTAAACTATTTACAAATGTTTTCATTTCGTCTTGATTCATTTTTTTAAGTGTTGACACTTTGAGTTTTTTTCTCATTCTCTTTTTTAGATTGTCTTGTATGTTGTCTAAGTCTTTATCTAAACCGATTTGAGATAGTATTTCAGCACGATTTATTATTGCTTCATTTAATTTATTTAAATCAATCTTAGTGGAATTAAATAATAATCTAGCAGATTCATCTTCTACACTATCGAAGAAAGAAGTTATCACAGTATTTAAACTATTTAGTCCTGATTTTTTAATCAATCTAGTTAGTGACCTTTTTAAAACTCGCAACTGCTCAACATTAACATTTTTTAGATCAATGTTTAATTCATCTTGAACCAACTTGGCAAACTTTCTGATTCGCTTATCGATATTAGTATTTATCTGCAATTCTATATCTTCAAATGTAGGCAATTATAACCCTTTTAATAATTCATTGTAATAAACTTGTTTTAATTTTAAACCGAATTTTTTATTTAAATGTCTTGCAGACTTATTATTAGGGTTTTCTCTCACGTATTCAATAATTAAATCATTTATACTATCTGAAATATCCAAAATATTATGTATTTCTTGAATTGCTTTTTCTGATACATCTTCTTTTAAATCTTCAATCTTAATTTCTTCAATAACTTCTTGTGCTTCTTTTTTGTCGATGTGTTCATTAGATAGTTTTAAATATTGCTCAAATGCTTCTTTTTCATCTTTAAAATTAATTTGTTTTACTGTATTGTCTTTGTGATTTCTAACTGAAACCGTGCATAAATCGCCGTTTATTGAACATTTTCTCAAACTTAAAGATACTGTTTTCATTCTGATTCCTCTTTATTTTCTTCTGATTCCATATTAAACAAATCTTTTTCTTTTTGTTTGTTTTCTTCTTCGGCTCTTATTACTTGTTCTTTCGCAAGTTCTTCGGTTAATTCGGGATTATCTTCTATTAATATTTCCCATTTTGATTTCATGGAATTATCTAGCTCGAATTGATACCAATCAATTTTATCTTGTAATCCGATTGTAGTTTCTATTTCTTGAAAATCTACATTAAGAACTACATTATTAGGTATTTGAATCGCTGAATGTTTATTATTCACGATTCTAATCATATCAAATAGATCTGACTCAAATTGTATGTAAGTTGGTCGAGATGCGTTTATTAATTTATTTTTTTTATTATCTGAAACAACCAAACTTAAACCGCTTGCATTGGCTTTAACGTTCCCATCGGATTCACCTAGTCCGAATATCGTAGCAGTTTGTAAATAGGTGTCTTTTACATCTTGGTTTAATTGATTCAGATCGGTGTTAGGTGATAAGTATTCTAATTTTTCAGGAAGTTGACCGCCTGTGATTCCATTCTCTAAATTTACTTTAATATCAACGCCCACTTGAAACAAATCCGAAATAGAATCATTCATTGCTGAACCTGTATTTTTCGTATGAACTAATTGAGAATACCCTTGTAAGAATGCAGTTTTATTAGCCGATGTATTTTTAGTAATTAGAACCGATTCGCTCGTTTCAAACAATCTAGCATTTTGATCTACAAAGAAGTCCATCACAGGCGGTTGAGATCGTGTAGTTATTACTGGAATAGTGCCATAAATATTATCAGTAGACTTTGCACCATCAAAAGGTTCTAATTTAGTATTTGCTAATGCTGTCTCGGTTACTATAGAATCTTTATTCCAAGTAGTTCCAGTAATTACTTTAGAAAAAGTTGTATCATCTACATAAACGAATTTTGTTACATTTTGTTTATTCGTCATATCATCAACTGAATCTATCTGAAAATAGTATGCGTTAGCTTTAGTATAATCCATTTCGTCCTGAATTATATCATATTTATCGGGAGTCATTAACATAAATTTTAATTTTGTTTCATCCCAAGTGACCAAAACAGAACAATGCGACAAAGTATTCACTAATTTTTCATGAATTTGAAAGAATGAGTTCCCAACCGATGAATATATGTTGTCGATATAACTTTGTAACTTATCGCTTAAATCAGATTCCCCTATTTTGAAGTTTCGATTAGGTTTTTGAGAATAAACTAAACTAATATTTTCCACGATTCCCTTAGTCATTCCCATTTCTCTAAATATTGTAGAATCTTTAACTCTGTCATAATCTACAAATTGAGGCTCTAAAATAGAATCTAAATGAGCTTTTGAATTACATCTATAAAAATCTAATGCTTTTCTGTATACTAATTTTTGATTCTTTCTATCCGTTGAAATCGATGTTGTTAAACTGTTTAAAAATCTTTTAGCATCAAAAGACATTATTAACCCCTTAGCATTGTTCTATAAAATGATCTAAATTCGTTTATCATTAAGTATCTAAATCCAGCCTCGGCAGATTCATATTCCCCGTGAACTGGTTTCTCTGATTTAGTACCGTTTTTTAATTCTTCATAAGATGAATTAATCATCATCTTTATAAAGTGTTTACATATAGTATTTATTTCAATCAATTGTTTATGTAGTAAATTATTACCTATTACAATTCCTTCAATAATATTAGAAGATTGGAATTTCATATTTAGACCCATAGCTTTAAATTGTTCAATAACACTCAAACCCATTTTAGAGCCTAAATGATGTTGATTTCCCGCAGGGTCACAATAATCTGCAATAGGCTTGCCCCATTTCACACATAATTCTTTATACTTTTCGTGTATCATTTCAGTAGTCATTTTATTAACTCTAAACTCATCTAATATTTGAACTTTAGAAAGTTGTCCATTATTTGCAGATATGGAAGCAAAACCGCAATAAGTGAAATCGTTCCAGCCGAAGTCCCAAAAAGACACGATTGTACCATAACTTTTACTAATCTCTTTTACGTGAGTTTCTTCATTGAAGTATTCCCAAACTCGATTTCCGATAAGATTAACAAAGTAACCTTTTAAATACGCTTCTACTTGCTTCGGTGTATATAATGATCTTAGTCTTTCAACATACCCGCTTGCATCCGCCAAAAATGCATTGTCTTTAGTTTCAGCCCTTATGTATTCTACTATGGATTCAGTATTATTTACCTTGTCACCATTCCAATTTACGTCTTTACTAGAATTGCATAACCATTCACAATATCCTACTTTTTCGGGAGTAGTTGCAATTGATTGAGTAGGATCTATACAATCTCTTAGCCTAGCTTCTACGGATTCCCATAGTTTTTTTTGTGTCTCGTTTTTATTTACATCAAACTCGTCATGATAGCCATCTGTTGCGTTAATACCAACCAGTCTACCTGCTTTGGCTTGCTCACTAGATTTTAAATGTATTTTATGATTAAAACCGCCGTGATTTATATAGTAAATTTTATCTACTTGATTAAACTTATATTTGAATCTATAACGATCTAAAACAGTATCGAGTTGTGGTATTAATACATCTACAAAATGGGAATTAACAGGAGCAGTACATATTCCGATATGCCTTTTTTTCTGCTTAGTTCTAAATTGTATTCTTTGAATGATTTTAATACATAGGGAATAAGTTTTACCCGTACCAAATCCACCTATTAAAGCCTTATTTGCTTTTGTCCGATCTCTTAATATTCCATCTTTATCTATATAGTAATCTGTTGATAAAAATTTCTTTTGGTATGATGTAACTTTCAACTTTGCTTTAATATTCATTTCACCTCGACAAAATCGAAATCGACTACATCAATATCGTTATCATTTTGTTCTGCTTTTCTATCATTCCAGCCTGAATTGCATTTCAAATCAAAAATTGTAAATGTTGTATTTGGGTTGTCGCCATACATTGAATCGATCTTGCTAGATTCAATTTCTGTATAGATCTTTTTTATTGTTGGGGAAAATTCATCTTTATTCGTATAACTATCTTCTAATGCGTGCAAGTCACAAAAACCCAAATAAAGAATTAAAGATTGTTTTGTATAAGGTAGGTTTTTACCGTCTCTATGTTTTTTGTATTTATCTATCTTAGATTGTAGATCTTTGGCTGTTTTGTATTTGAGTGGTCTACCAGCAGGCATAATAACCGTAGTAAATTGATTAATAAATGTATGTAATTAATGAATAAATGCAAATAATACATATATATTATACTTAATAGTAAAAAAGATACTAAAAATCAGATGTTATAATCGTTTTTATCCCTACTTTTTAGGTTTAAATACTAATTAAATGACTATTTAGTAAAGGTGTCTTAGGGTTACGCTATTATTATTTACTGCAACTCTAAATTCTTCCGCTAAAATAAACAGGTCGTTTAAATCTAAGTCTAATTTAGTTCTCAACAAATCAATATAATATTCGTCGTAGCTTTTCCTTTGCCTAAATTCCCTTTTATCAATGTAACGCTCTAAAACTCTCTTTTTTTGTCCTTCAATAATTCCTAATTCAATATGTACGTCAACCATTTAACCCTCTTTCCATTTGTGCCGTAGCCACATAATAACAATT